ATTATTATTTTGTTTCATATTATTTAAAAGGATAACCCAAATTCCAAATTACTAGACTATGCCTTGTTCCCTTTGTAACTGGTTTTACTCTATGCCATACAAACGAAGGAAACACAACTAAAGATCCTTTGGGTAGCACCTCCCAACAAGTGTAAGTATTTGGCTCTTTATCAGGGTCAAGATTTCTAAAATCAAATTCTAATTCTCCACCTTTGTACTCTTTAGGATCTGTTAAACTAACTGTTACAGATAATTTTCTTATTTTTCCATTTAATGGACCCTTATCTGTATAAGGTTTATCCCAACTATCTGAATGCCAATCATAATATTGCCCTTCTTTATAAATAGTAAACTGACAAGCTTCTGAATAATCCCAATCAAAATTCCAACCCGCAGCTCCGTTTGCTGCTGCAACATAAGGTTGTATTTCTTTATAAATCCAATGGTCATCCATCCAAACAATGTTTGAGTCTCTTTTCTTTTGTAAATTTTTTATTTCTTTTTTTGAAAGAGGATCTTTATTTAAATCTCTATCTTTACCAAAACCACCTGTAATTGCCATTAGCTCTTTAGCTTTTTCATCTTTGCCTTGTTTGACAATTAAATCACAAATTCTTGGTGGTATGACATCTTGAAAGTACCAATAATAGTTAGTTAGATTCATAATTCAAATTTATTACTATTCTCCTTTTCACGTCAGTTTGATTGTAAACAGCGTGGTAAATACCACTGTTAAACACTATCAACTTATTTTCTTCAGGGAAAACTTCCTTATAAACTTTATTCTTTTTATTTCTAAAAACTGTGCTTCCATTACTTTTATTCATGTAAAGTATACCTGTATTTACTTTGTAATCATTATCTATATGAAATCCTGAAAAATATTTTGTAGGTCTTTTAATATATAAATTAGCTCTTATCTCGTATATATTCTTTATTTTAAGTTTTTCTATAATTGGTACTACGATACGATAATAGTCAGAATTTATTTTATTATTTTTAACAAAAGAGTGTGTAAAATAATAACCTTCTTTGTCGAGTGGTTCATCAATTAACTTATCTCTGTAAAACCATGGAAATTCTCCAAACAACACATTTTGAATACCTTGAAATTTTTCTGAATCTAAAAAGTTTTTATATATATTCATAATTAATTGTTAAAATTATATTCAAGCCATCAGAAGTATTAGGTGAAAATGAATATTTGTTAGTAGCTGGGAACATTATAAATTTATTATTTTTTAAAGGTATATGCCAAGTTCTATTTTTTCTTCTATTATCATCATACTCAATAATACAATCTGTAGAGTTCTCTTTAACATCAACTCCGTAGATTAAGGTATAGTCCGGTGAGTTACGTAAATCAACAGGATCAACTTGATGTCTTGTCCATGATTTTTCTTTAGGATGCATAACATTACCATGTATGCTTTTAGTAACTAAAGTTTGACCATACTCAACTTTGTAATGATCTCTAATATAATCTTGAAGCCATTGCAAAGGTTTTGAGAACGGTACCACATAATCATCATAAGAATATGCGATTGGATTATTGTTTATTCTTTTTTTGTTTACAAAAGAATCTATGATATCATTTCTTATTTGATCACGATCTATTTCAAATCCTTTTGGTGATTCTATTTCTCCATGATAAAGGCAAATTTCAGATAAAATCTTCTTCTTCATATCTTCAAGATACGTAATGAAACCTCACAACCATGTCAAGTAGATTATGCTAAGGCGTTATTTGCTACCCAAGATGTTGTTGATTCATCCCAATCTACAATCCATTCATGAGTGCCAGCTTGATTTTGAGAAATTTGTTCAGCGGTTAATTCAATTTTAGCTGAAGGAGCTTCCCACATTCCAGTAGAAGAATTTAAGACCCAACTAGCATGTGGTTTTTTATGAATGAAAAGATCATTATCTTCATCATAAATCATACCTATCGCAGCAAAATTACCTCGCAAAGGTGTTCCACCTGAACCGTGTACTCCACCAAAAGTGTTATAAGATGTTTTTTTCCAAAGAGGCCAGTTATGAATTCTTTCTAAGTACTGTCTTCCTACTTCTTCATCTTCTACACCACTACCATTTAAACAAGCAGAATCAGGAACTACGTGAACTCCTATTACTTTGTTGTTTGCTCCTAGTTTTGCGTAATGCGCCATAATTTTTCCTTACTTAAATTTATACCTTATTGCAACAAGTCCTGATCCACCTGATCCTATCTGAGGGTTACTTGCAGAAATTCCAATTCCACCTGCACCTCCACCTGTAAAGGCTTCACCGTTACCTGCATCTGTAGTTTCAGGGGAAGGACCCGCTTGTGATCCAATACCGCCACCACCAGCGCCACCATCACCTTGTCTATTTGGAAGTGAACCTGATGTAGCTCCACCGCCTCCTCCAGCGAAATATCTTGCTCCAGTTACTGGTCCTGTTGTTCCAAAATCAGCAAACCCGCCTGCAAAGAATGCGTTAGCTACGTATGCGCCAGTTCCGCCATCTCCGCCACCGCCTGGTCCGCCAGATGACCCAGCAGCGTTTCCGCCACCTCCGCCACCTCCGGCTCTGTGAACTGGGTTTGAACCGCCTCCTAAAACTCCTGATCCATTTCCTCCATTGTTTCCTTGAGGTGGTGTTGTAGGAGGTGTGTTACCTGATCCACCTAATGTTCCTGGTCCAGGTGCATGATCAGACGCACCGCCTCCGCCAGAACCACCAGGTCTTCCATCTTGTAAAGGTGATGCTGTTCCTTGGAATAAACCTGCTCCACCGCCTCCTGTAGATGTGATCGTACTAAAAACTGAATCAGCTCCATTAGCGCCAACAGAAGGTGGACCTACTTTTGCTGCGCCAGCTCCTACTGTAATAGGGTAAGCTTGTACTGAAACTGGTAAACCTGCTGGTGCAATTTGTGGATATGATAAAGGCGCAGGTAAGCTTAAAGAATTAGAAACTCTAATTCCTCCGCCACCTCCAGCACCACCCGCTGGTCCTGAATTGGCTGCACCGCCTCCGCCTGCTAAAACAAAATAATCTACAGTGTTAGAACCACAAGCGTTTCCTGCATTATCAACAGTAAAATTATCGTCACCTTTAAATACGTGTGTTCTGAAATCTCCACACTCAAATGTTAATCCACCTCTAGCAGCAACAAACTGTGCTCCTGAAACTCCGCCTGTTTGTGAATTTTGTACTGATTTCCATCCTCTTGTTCCATCAACGTATACTAAAGTAGCTGACTCACCATCTACAGTTAATTTAGCACAGTTACAAAAACTATTAATCTTAGATCCGTTTCTTGCGATGGTTACGTTGTTAGTTCCAAAATTGTCTGTGTAATCTTTAATAGCTATAATATCTCCTGCTGACGGTGATGATGGTAGTGTAACAGTTATTGCTCCACTTGCAGTGTTAACGAAATAACCATTTCCATTGACTCCCGCGAAGTTTCCTGTTTTTGCAGTAGTGCACCAGTTAACTGCTCCAGTTCTTCCTGTAACACTTGCAAAAGATAAATTTCCGCAGCCATCAGTTACAATAGCCTGTCCACAAGTTCCATCTGATGTTGGGTGTGATAAGCCATCAATAATAACTTTACCTGATCCATCAGGAGTAATTGATATGTTTCCACCTGAAACAGAAACTATTGAGTTTCCGTTTACATCTAAGTTACCACCAAGTTGTGGCGTTGTGTCAGTTACGATTGAGATGTCTTGATTATTAATTTCTATAATATTAGGGTTAGTTCCATCATCTGCCGCTGCTTGTACCATCACAACTTTTTTGTTTGTAGCTGAAAAAGTAAAGGAGTTGCCTGATCCTGTTACATATTTAAACTGAACTGTGTGCGCGCCTGAAGTTGAGTTTTTTAAAATATAAAATGTTTCAACATCTAATGGAATTGTAACAATTCTATTTCCTGTAATTGTCCCTGTAAATTCTATAAATCTTTGTTGAGCCGTTCCTGTTAAGGCACCATCAGCGACTGTAAGATTAGTTGTTCCTGCTCCACCTGCTATCGAAAGTTGAGCAAAACCACCTGTTAATTGTGCTATTAAATCTAAGTTTGCGTTTGTTTTATCACCCCATGTACCAGCGTTTTGGCCAGTAACCATTTTTTCTATACCGAGAGGTGTGTAAGTACTCATATGTCTCCTATTTTAACAAAATTAAGCTGCTCTATCAACCTCAGACCAAACATTATTTACGCCTGGATTGATCTCGCTCCATGCAGTAACATTAACCGAGCCAATATTTGCTGTCAACCCTATACCAGTAACATCAATACCTGCCTCACCAGTTACTGTTACTGATCCTACAGAGCCAGTAATAGCTTGTCCTGTTACACTGTAAACTGACACTGGTGTAATGGACCCCACAGATACGTTTGCGGTTTGACCTGAAACAACCTCAGTTGTTGTTTGAACTAAAGAAGCCGTTCCTAATGAAGTTGTGAGTGAAATGCCTGTAACAGGAACTTCAAGTAAAGGTTCAGGTACAACTGTGCCAAGTGAACTAGCTAAAGCTTGACCAGATACTTGAATTTCACTGTCTCCACTTATTCCTCCTACTACTGTCCCAGGAGTAGTTTGTAGAGCAGGTTCTCCAACAAATACAGTAACACTGTTATCAATTTGTATTGAGTTTAATCCTTGTGTGATTGTTATAAGGCCTGCACCTGTAACAGATACACTTACATCAGTTTTACCTACCGCAGCTCCCACTGATGTGGTAGCTTGTTGTCCTGTTAATTCAACAGAGTAAGTTTCACCCCAAGCTCTATTGCCCCAAGCACCTCGACCCCATCCTTGTTCAACTTTTGCATCAACGGTTACATCACCAATGCTTGATGAAAGAGATTGACCTGTGGGTGCAACAGTTCCTGAAATACCCCAAGCAGCTGATCCCCATGTATCTCTACCCCAACCTTCTAATGATTGTGCATATGGAGGTGTTCCCACTGCTGTAGTAACAGAGTTGCCGGTAACTACGACTCCATTAGAACCTTGGTC